AATCTAGACACACTAATAGGCGAACTATCTAAAGTTGCCGAACCTCAAAAACAAAAAAACTCATATCAAGATGATAGATTCTGGAAACCAGAACTAGATAAATCTGGTAATGGTTATGCCGTACTAAGATTTTTACCAGCAGTCAAAGACGAAGATTTGCCATGGGCAAGATTATGGTCTCATGCGTTTCAAGGACCTGGTGGTTGGTATATTGAGAACAGTTTAACAACACTTAATAAAAAAGATCCAGTAAGTGAATCTAACAGTTTACTGTGGAACTCTGGCGTTGAGGCAGATAAAGAAATTGCAAGAAAGAGAAAAAGAAAATTATCTTATATTGCAAATGTTTTAGTTGTTAGTGATTCTAAACATCCTGAAAACGAAGGTCAAGTAAAACTATTTAAATTCGGTAAGAAAATCTTTGATAAGATTACTGAAGCGATGAAACCTGAATTTGAAGATGAGAAACCTATCAATCCATTTGATTTCTGGGAAGGTGCAAACTTTAAACTGAAAATCAGAAAAGTTGATGGTTACTGGAATTATGATAAATCAGAATTTGATAGTTCATCTACTGTCAAAGATAATGATGAGGCTATTGAAGAATTGTGGAACAAACAGTATCCACTAAAACCATTTCTTGCATCCGAAAACTTTAAATCTTATGATGAACTGAAAAGTAAACTTGATAAAGTTTTAAGTGGTGTTAGAAATACTGGTACAGCTGAAGATGTTATGGACCCACCTACAACACCAACAGTTAGTGAACCAGTTGTAAACGAAACAGCAGATACTTCTTTTCAAGTAGATACTTCTACTTCGGTTGCTGATAGTGAGGATGATGGTGATGAAACGCTTGATTACTTCTCAAAATTAGCAGAAGAGGATTAATCTCTCCACCTGTTTCTTTATATGGGGGTTAGGATATTCTGTCCTAACCCCTTTTTAATATAAATAATACTAATTGTCATGTACAGTTTGAGATATCAAATCATATAAAGGAGACTATATATGGAAATTATTAATAAAATAAAAGGCTGGGCAGCTGCTCTAGCAGATGTAGGTGTTTCACTTATTGCTTTGGGTATTGTGCTTGAGGTTTTATTTAGTGGACAAAACGTGCCATTCTGGCCAGACATAAGTGTGATAGGTAATGTACAATCAATTATCGCTGGGTTTAGTGCTCAAGGTTTAGTTGGTTTAGTTGCTGTTTGGGTTTTATACTCAATATACACTAAAAAGTAAATTACATTATTAAGGGGTGAATCCCTGGATTAAGGGGTGTTTCGGCACCCCTTTTTTTTAGCGTATAAATAGTTTATATGAATTTGTTTTTTGAAATATTAATTGAATTTGGTTTACCTGTAGCTGCCTCTGGTGTTATGGGTGTTTTTATATATATGATTTTAAAGTATATTCTAGAATCTGTTGTAGGGCAAGTAAGTAGTATTCATGGTATTATTATGGCACTAGATAACAGAATTAAAACTATGAATAATGACATGATAAAATTAGACTTACTTATATCTCACGCTTTAAAATTAAGACCAGACGAAGATAGAATCTCTAGAGCAGACGGAAAAAAGGACGCCAGGAGAGATTAAATGTCAATAATAGAGATACTCAACCAATATGGTTTCGCTACATTGGCAGCAATCGCTATGGGTTGGTTCATATATTTCATATACAAGTTTACAACAGAAAATCTTAAAAAGAAATTAGGCGAAGCAAACACAGCTTTAATTGGTTTACTTGATAGAATTAGAATGTTAGATAATGACCTTATCAGGTTAAGGTCAAAATTAAATACGGTATTGGAGATACAAGAGAATGAACGAAAAAATGCCCAGAATGATAAATCAGAGACTACAAAAAGAATACCTAACCCACTTAAAAAATAGTGCTGTCGCAATAGGCACACTTTTTATAACTACCATCGTAATTGTCGGACTAATAGACTACCTTTTCTTATAAATATAAGCATGAGAACACTACAAAAGGTAGTGTTAGTATCAATTTTTTATGTGTTATTGGTGGGTCCTAACACTCTTACAGCAAGCGAATTAGTACACGATTTTAAGAATCCTGCATTTAGCGGGAATGGTTATTCTAGCCATGTCTTATCTGTTGAACAATTACAATTCAATAGAAAAAAAGGTGTTGCTGATGACGCTAAATCAGCGGCCGCAGCTGCACTTAGAGCAGAAAACAACACAACTATTGCTAAGTTTATAAAAAATGTAGAGAGTAGAATTTATGCTAACTTATCAAAACAGTTAGTTGACAATATGTTTGGTACTTCATGTACAGGTACTTGCCCAACAAGTGGTACTGCTGAAGTAGAAGGTTCTACAATTTATTGGATTAAAGATACTTCAACAGAAATTATTACATTAACGATTACAGACCCTACTGGTAATGTTACTACAATGTCAGTACCATTAGGTGATTTTCAGTTTTAGGATTTAAGATGGGCATATATGAATTTTTAAGAGTTGCAGGAGTTTTATGTCTTTTAACAGGTTGTGCTTCTACTGGTTCCAATCAATACTCAAATGTTGCAGAACCATATATTGAAGGAACAACTACATATGAAAAATTAAGAGAGATACCTGATTTAGGCAATCAACCAATGATTACGATTGCTGTATATGAATTTACAGACCAAACAGGACAAAGAAAACCTAATCCAAAGTTTTCGCAACTGTCAACAGCAGTTACACAAGGTCCTGATGTTTGGGTTATATCTGCTTTAAAAGCAGTGAGTGATGGCGACTGGTTTAAAGTTGTTGAAAGAAAAGGTTTAAACAATCTTGTTAAAGAAAGACAGTTGATTAGAAGTACAAGAGAACTATACGATGGTGAAACAGAAACAGGTAATGTTTTGAAACCATTAGTCTTTGCAGGATTAATTATTGAAGGCGGTATTGTAGGATATGATAGTAATGTAATGAGTGGTGGTGTTGGTGCAAGATATTTTGGTATAGGTGTAAGTGAGCAGTATCGTACAGACCAAGTAACAGTTTCATTAAGACTTGTTGCAGTACAAACAGGTGAGATATTATTATCTGTTTCAGCAACAAAGACTATCGCAAGTTATAGTCAAGGTGGCGATGTATTCAGATTTTTAGATTTAAGTACAAAAGCGTTAGAATTTGAATCAGGAAACGCTACAAACGAACCAGTTAATTATGCTATAAGAACAACAATAGAACACGCCGTGTTGCAGATGATATATGAAGGTGTCAATAAAAAATTATGGAAAATGCAAGGCGTAAATAATATACATTTAGAAAAGGAAAATAAGTAAATATGAAAAGTATAACTAAAATAGTTATGTTTTTGATGATGATTTCAACGCCATGGGTTATGGCAAATGATATCTATGTAACACAATCGGGAGCAACATTAACTTTAGATGTGTTGCAAGACGGACAAAATAACACAATAGGTAATAGTACTACAGCTTCAACTGTAACAGGTGCTACATCTAATTTTAACATTGACCAAATTGGTAATTCCAACGTATTAACTTTTGATATCAATGGTGCTAACTATACAGGTACATTTAGTACAACTGGTAATAGTAACGACATAGATATTAAATGTGATAGTGGAGGAACAGTTAGTTCATGTGCCACAGTTACAGCGTCAGTTATTTGGGTAGGTTCTTCAAACGACCTAGACATTGACATAGGTGAAACAGCAGACGCCACAGGTGCTAATGTTTCAATAACAGGTGCGTCAGGTAGTGATAGTAATGTTGTTGCTACTACAATAGATGGTACTAGTGTTATCTTTACTTTATCAGTAAATGGTGATACAAATAATTTCTTGGTTGATATAGACGGAGATGGTGATAGTGCAGGTCATACCTACATACACACACATACAGGTTCTATTGCTGACGTAGATATTACACAATCAGGTATTTACGATAACATGATTACTTTAACAACAAGTGGCGACAACCACAACATTGATATAATACAGAGAGACTAATATATGGACTTAGGATTAATTACATTTATATTATATACAGGAATGATTACATATGCGGCTTATAAATTTTATAATTGGGTGCATAGTCTTAACCCTTACGATTTTACCCCTAAACAGTAGTCTTGCTTCTATTGGTGAAGTAACACTACACGAAGGTAATGCAGCTATTGATAGACAAGATGGTGAAAAAGGTATCGTAGTTGAGAAAGACTTAGACATTTTCTCCTACGATACTGTAAAAACAGGCAATGGTAAAGTTGGCATTGAGTTTGTTGACGATACCAGAGTTGATGTTACTCAACATAGTAAACTTCTTATAGACGATTTTGTTTATGACCCAAATACCAAAACAGGTAAACTATCCTTAAAGGCAACTCTTGGCACAGTACGATATGCTTCAGGACAAATTGCTAAAAACTCAGCAACAAATGTAAAGATAACAACACCAACAGCAACAATTGGTGTTCGTGGTACAGATTTCACAATGACAATTGATGAAGTAGGTTCATCTACAATTATTCTTTTACCAAGTTGTGATACAAATGGTAGTTGTTTTGTCGGCGAAATTAGCGTAGAGTCAGACGCAGGTCAAGTTATATTAAATCAAGCATTTCAAGCTACAGTTGTTGATACAGTTGCAACTAGACCATTGACACCTGTAACTTTAGATTTAGATGAAGATATGATTAATAATTTATTGATTATATCTAAACCTGCTGAAATAGAGCAAATGCAAAACGAAGAAGGATTAAATGAAGTTGCAGACGCTTTAGATATTGACTTTTTACAATTTGATGATTTAGAAGTAGATTATCTTGAAGAAGATGAAAGTCAATTTGCAACAGGTCTTGATATAGATTTCTTAGAGCAAAACTTTTTAGCAGATATTTTAGCACAAATTAATAAAGAATTAGCAAAGGCGATGAGGTCAGAATTTGATAAGAAAACAACAGCTGGTATATTACTAGGTAAGAATCCTGAAACTGGTGTTATAATATTAGATGAGGATCCACAATGGGTTTGGGCTAGAGAGGACGCAAGTGGTGCTTATATTGAATTAAGATTAGACAAAGAGTATGGATATGTATTGAATATAATACAAAGTGAGTTTGAACAATATGATTTTGAGTTAGGAGGTATAGAAAATGCTATCACTATTCAGCAAATTAATTAAAGAAAATTTATTACTGGCATTCTTAGTATGTTTTATACTATTGTTTTCATCAACAGCATTTGCTAGTAAGACAGCATTAATCTATCATAGTAATTATTCAGACGCACATACAAACGTCAAGGCACAATTAGAGGCAGATGGTTATACAGTTACCTTATCTACGACAGGTACAGTAGATGAAAATTTAATTAATAGTTATGATGTGGTTTGGGATATGAAATATAACAATAGTATAGGTAGTAATGGTAAAACTAGATATCAAAACTTTGTACAGGCAGGTGGCGTTTTAGTATTAGTTGGTGAAAACAATCAAAACTTTAGTAATAATAACCAAACTATTGAAGCATTCATAGAAAACAAATTAGGTGGTACAGTAGGACTTGTTGGTAATACAAATGGTTGTGCTTATAACTGTACAAATAATAATAACTCAAATACAATCACAACTACAAATACTGATATAACAGATAGTGATTATGGTAGTGATGTTGCAGTATATCCTTATGGTACATATTTTACAGGTGATGGTACATGGGTTGCAAAAAACGGTAACGGTCAAGTCTTATGGATGCGTTGGTCAGGCAATCAATTACCAAGTGGTTATACAGGTGCGGCTTATATAACTTTTGACATAAATCAATTTGAAAGTCCTTTTGATAAAGCAAAAATGGCTAACTTAATTTCAGACACATACGAAAACTTTTTAACAGTAGTTAATATTACACCAACAACTAATCAATCATCTACAATTACAACTGATAAGGCAAGAACAGGTAATGGTGTTAAGATGAATGTTGATGGTGATGGTAATACAATTAATATTGAGCAAACAGGTGAAAATAATTTTGTGATAGGCACAGATTGGTCTAGTGATAGTCAAATTACAGGTAATAGTAATACTGTTAATATAGACCAAGGTAATGTAACGACAAGTGGTAATAGTGGTAATAATGGTATTGCATTAGATATAACAGGCAATACAAATACACTTAATATTTCTCAAGGAGATTATGCAACTGACACAGGCGACCATAGATTGTGGTTAGATATTGATGGTTCTACAAACACACTAACTTTACAACAAAGAAACAATGGCACAACTTCAAGTGAGCATTATATGAGTTTAGATTTAGATTCATCTTCAAATGTTATTACCATGCAACAACTTGACAATGGAGATAAGACTGTTTTTGTAGATATAAATAATTCTAATAATGCAGTAGATATAACACAATCTGGTACAGGTGAACACTTTTTAGATTTAACTTTAGGCACAGGTAGTTATGCTCATGATGTTGATATATCACAAACAGGTTCAGGTGACCATGCAGCTAGAGTTGATTTAGATGGTTATTCTACCGACTTTGATTTATCACAAACTGGTTCTACTGACCAAGATTATAACATAGATATGACTTGCGGAGTACAAGCAGGTTGTACACTATCAACAACGCAAGGTAATTAATGAGAAAAATATTATTGATACTACTTTGGCCTTTTATAATGCTAAAGAACTTATTATCTGCTAATTGGTGGGCAAATATAATATGGCAGAAAACTAATATGGAAGAAAAGGTACAAGGTAGTAGATTTAATAGATGGCAAAATAGTCTACCTCAACCATACAGATTTATATTTAAAACAACTTTCTTTGTAGTAGCCATGTACCTAATTGAAATGTATTTTAATCTGATAGGGTATTCAATACTTCCTTGGAGATGGTTTTGATTAGAAAAATACTAACTCATTGGACTACTGCCTTTATTACATTATTTGTATTGACATATATTGGTTTACAAGACCCTTCAGGTAAAGAAATTTTAAGACTTAAATCTTTTGACTATCTTTTAGCAAACGAAGAAAAGTTGCCATCGCAAGATATAACAATCATAACAATAGATGAAGAAGCAATAGAAAAACATGGTCAATGGCCATGGCCAAGAGATAAGTTAGCAGATTTAATAGTAGAACTAAGAACAGCAGAAACAGGTATCATAGTTATGCCTATATTGTTTACTGAACCTGATAGATTTGGTGGCGATTGGGAGTTTTGTGAGACATTGACATACGGCACAGTTATAGCACAAACTGGCACAGTACAAAAGAGAACATCTAATCCTGTACCACGAGGTGTTGCAAAGATAGGCAATCCACTTGACTTTTTATTTGAATGGCCTGGTATGGTCGGACCTTTACCAGAACTTGCACAATGCACAAATGGTGTTGGTGTTATCAATACAGCACCAGAGATAGATGGTGTTGTAAGACGAGTACCACTTCTTATGAAGATAGGTGATGAAGTTTATCCTAACATGGCGATAGAAACAATACGAGTTGCAGTAGGTGATCCTAGTTATCAAGTAAAGGCAGATGATTTTGGTGTAACTGCTATGAGAGTACCAGCATATGCAACAATCAATACAGACACAAACGCAAGAATATGGCTAAGATGGAACAAAGAGTTTAACACAATATCAGCAGCAAGTCAAGACTTTTCAGCGGCTGCAGGAACTACTGTAATTATTGCCTTGACAGCAGAGGGATTATCGAGTATAGTAGCAACACCTACTGGCGAGAAGTATGATTATGTCATAAGTGCTAATTCACTTCAAACAATATTAGACGGTGAAACAATTACAAGATTTGATAATTTAATTGAATTAATGCTTGCATTTTTTGTAGGATGTGTTATAGTATTAGTTTGTAGATTTACACCATATTGGTCTATTGCATTATTACTAAGTGTAGGTACAATTGGTGGTCTTTATTATACATCATTCTCATTTAAAAGTCTAGTCTTATTTGATATTACATGGATATTATTGACAGCATTCATAGTAGGTTTTCATTCTACATTCCTAAGATTTATATTAGAGTTTAGACTTAAACAACAAATAAGAAAACAATTTGAAAAATATCTAGACCCAAGACAAGTTGCTATATTAGTAAAAGACCCAAGTAAATTAAAACTAGGTGGAGAGAGAAAAGAAATGAGTTTCTTGTTTATGGACATTGTAGGGTTTACACCTATTTCAGAGTATTACAAAAACAATGATGATCCTGAAGGATTAGTTGATGTCATAAATGATTATTTAAATCGTATGAGTAAAATAGTATTAGACAATGGTGGCACAATAGACAAGTATATGGGTGATTGTATTATGGCATTCTGGAACGCACCACTTGATTGTCCTAATCATGCTGAAATGGCAGTCAAAACTGCTATCGAATGTGCTGAAGAAACAGATAAAATAAAAGCAGAGTTTAAAGAAAAAGGACTACCAGATATTAATATTGGTTCAGGTGTCAATACGGGGACTTGTATTGTAGGTAATATGGGTAGTGAAATGAGATTAGATTATTCTGTTATAGGAGACGCAGTTAATTTAGCTGCAAGACTAGAAGCAACAACAAGAAACTACAAAGACGATAATGGTAAAGTAACACCTTTATTATATTCATCATTTACGCAAGAAAAACTAGACAATATCAAGTCAGTAGAAGTAGATAAAATCAAAGTAAAAGGTAAGGAAGAGTTAATTACCATCTATAAACCAATATAAATAGTAGTATGGCAACTGTATTTGATAAAATATTAGACACGACAACTGGTCCTAAATCATATGATTGGTACAAAAAACAAGTACAATCAATGACTAGACAGCCTGGTGCTAGAAGTTTAATCAATCAAGGAAAAGCAACCGTAGCACCTAAGTATGGTATTATGAATTTATTTGCTTATGACCCTAAATTTAAACAGACATTACCTTACTATGATAGATTTCCTTTGATATTTCCCATAGACTTTGCAAAAGGTGGATTCTATGGTATTAATTTTCACTATTTACAACCTGGCGCAAGAGTAAACTTTTTAAGACAGTTATCAAGATTTGCAAGTGATAAGAATTTTGATAGTAAAACAAGATATAATATTGGCAATTTATCAGGCAGATATTATAAAAAAACAATTAAACATTACCTATACAGTCAAGTTAGGTCATCATTTTTAAATATAACAGCAGAAGAAATGGCAATTGCAATATTTTTACCAGTCGCAAGATTTGAGAAAGGTAGACCTTACTAATGGCAATTTTTAGAGCAGGTAAACGAGTAGGTCCTTTTGATATAAGAGTAGGTTTTCCTAGAGATAGAAGTTTAGATAATGTTGATAGAGACCCTAGACTAAGACAAAGAGGAAATACAGAAAACACAATTGGTCGTTTTCGTGCTGCTATGGCAAAAGCAGAGGGTTATGCTAGACCAGCAAGATTTGCTGTTAAGTTATTTTTACCATCAAGTTTACAACAAATGGTAAGTGCGTCTAATAATGCAGGATATGGAGAAGGACAAATAGATCCAAGATTAGTAGCAAGAAGTAGAGAACAGGCAACAGCACAAAATCCTAAATCAGCAACAATGTTAGATTTAGCTTCACAAATGGGAACACAAATGAATATACATTGTGATAGTGTATCTATGCCAGGTAAAGATTTAGTTACACAAAAGAAACAATTTGGTAACGAACCAGAAGTTGATATGGTTGTTGGTCATCAATATGCAGGTACAATAAATGCCTCTTTTTATGCTGATAAATATTTAAGAGAAAGACAATTCATAGAATTATGGATGAAAATGTCGCATAATAACGTATCAAACGAAGCAAAATATTATGATGATTACACAGGTAAAATGCAAATCTATCAACTAGGTTCATTCGATGGAGAAGGTGATAGAGACATACCAACTTATGGTGTTGAAGCAATAGAAGTTTTTCCACAGACATTAAGTGCTGTAGAATATAACTATGGTTCTTCAAATCAATTAGTAAAAATAAATGTAGGATTTGCATATAAACAATGGTATAATCTTACAACTGACCATATTGCAGGAATGACTTTTGGCAATTCACAACAAACTATACATGATGTCAAAGGTGCAGACAGAGGATTATTCGGTAGATTACCTATCGAGTTACAAAGAGCAGGCAGAGAAGTATTTAATTCTGCCAAACAACAGGTTCCGATAGGAAAACTGTTTAGAGGGAAATTATTCCCACCATTTACATAATTTTATATAATAAAGGAGATTAAATAATGGCACTACCAAAACTGAATACTCCAACTTATGAGTTGGAAGTACCGAGTACAGATGAGAAAATAAAATATCGTCCGTTCTTGGTGAAAGAAGAAAAAATATTGATGATTGCAATGGAAAGCAAAGACAATACACAAATTGTCAATGCAGTAAAAGACATTGTTTCATCATGTACTTTTGATAAATTAAAAGTAGCAAGTTTACCTATGTTTGATGTAGAATATATATTTTTAAACATAAGGGCAAAGTCAGTCGGTGAGGTATCTAAATTAAAGATACTTTGTCCTGATGACCAAAAAACTTATGCTGATGTTGAAGTTGATTTAACGGAGGTTCAAGTACAAGTTGATTCAGATAATCACACTAACAAAATTGAATTAACAGATAATATGGGAATGATTATGACATACCCTACTATTGATTCATTTACTGATACAGGTATACAAGCAGTTACCGCTGACAATATGTTAGATGTTATCAGTAGTTGTATATTACAAATATACGAAGAAAATGGTGAAAAAGTTTACAACGCAAAAGACCAAACTAAAAAAGAATTGACAGAATTCGTTGAACAGATGAATACAAGTCAATTTAAAAAAATGCAAGCGTTTTTTGATACTATGCCTAAATTAAAACATACAATTAAGGTAAAGAATCCTAAGACGAAAAAGAGTAATGATGTTACATTGACTGGACTAAACGATTTTTTCGGGTAGCCCTTTCACACAATACGCTTGAGAATTATTTTGAAGTAAATTTTTCTCTAATGCAACATCATAAATATTCTTTGACTGAAATTGAGAATATGATGCCGTGGGAAAGGGATATATATGTTGATATGCTAATAACCTATATTAAAGAAGAAAAAGAGAAACAAAAACAAAGAGAAGCAGAGAGAAGATAAATGGCTGAAGAAATAAAAGAAGTTAAAGTAGCAGAACCTAAGCAAAAAATTAGTGTTGACTTAGAGGTTGACACTTCTATTAAAGATTTAGGTATAAATCCATATGCAAAATTAATTCATATGGCAAGAGCAGTTGACGCTTGGCGAATATTTCCAAGGCTGTTCTTAACAGTTTATATTATATTGTTATACAAATGTGTAATATGGTATATGGACTTACAGGCACCTACTATGGAACAAAGTGGGTTAATCAGTATCGTTGTTGGCGCTGGGGCTGCCTGGTTCGGTCTATATACAGGAACAAGTAAAGGAAAAAAATAAATGGCATTAGGGGCACTAACAGTACCAGCAATAGCACCACCAGCTACATCTTTGTCACCAGTAAATCTGGCACCACCATCTAGAGGAGGACCAGGGATCATGAAAATGAATCCTATGCAATCTACGATAGCTATATTTGAAGATATAAGAACTGGTATTGAAAGAATTCCTGAAGCATTATTTAATGTACAAGAGCAAATATCTACTAGTATGAAAAAAGTTACTAGAGGTCTTGGTATGATTGTCAACGAATTAATAAAAGGTTTTGGTGGTAATGTTAGAGACAAAGCAATTGATAGTGCTGATGCTGATAGTGGTGCACCTCCACCTGCAGGTGATACAGACAGTCAAGGCAACGAATTTCAAATGCCTGAAGTAGGACCAAAAACAGGTCTAGCAATACTATTACTAGGTTTGGCTGCATTAATGAAGTTTAGTGATAAACTAGTTAAACCTCTTGCAGCTGTATTAGAGGGAACGAAAAAGATTTTTACAAACACAAAAGAGTTTATAGACGCAACAAAAGAGGATGCTATAGGGGCAATAACAGGACCTGGTACAGTTATTGCTGGTCTTAAAGCATTTAGAATTGATTTAATAAAAACTATTAAGAGTTCAAAGTTATTTGCTCTGATAGGAAGTGGTTTTGGTCTGTTAGATACAGCAGGTGGTCCTGCAGGTGCTGGTAGCAAAGTAGGTTTATTATCAAGAATAGCAAATATATTTAAACCTTTAACTACTCTAGGAAGCACAATTGCAAAACTACCAGTAATAGCACAAATAACTAGTGTCTTTGGTAAAGGGGGAACATTATTAAAATCTTTAGGTAAATTATTTTTACCATTTACAATTATAATAGGACTATTTGATACAGTAAAAGGTTTTTACAATGGTTTCTTTGGTAAAGATTTAGAAGAAGGTGAAGAAATACCAGATACATTT